AGGTAATGTCCCCCGAAATCAACAAGTTACAGATGTTGACCTTTTTGGCCAAAGGTGAGATAATAGACATATCAACTAAGGAAACAACCATGAAACAAGTTTACACAAACTCTTACGATAATGCCTACTTGCAGCGCAAACTCGACCACTACAATGCTTGGTTATTGAATCCCAAGCGTAAGGTTGAGGACGGTCCTTACCAGGGCTTTCCTGAAGAAGTAGAGCGTGCAGCTAAACTTGCTAAGGGCCGTGCTATTATGGAAGCTGAGCGTGCAGCTAAGCCTGTGAAGCCTGCTAAAGTTGTTAAGACTAAAGTAGCAGCTAAGCGTCCCCGTGCAGAAGGTCCTACCAAGCAAGAACGTGCTGTGGAAATCTATCGCGACTTTATGGGTCAGTCTAAAGACAATGTCGTTGCGAAAATTCGCGAGCAGTTGGATATGTCGTTGGCAGGTGCAACTACTTATTACTATAACGCTAAGAAATTGTACAAAGGTTTACTATGAGTTATAAGCTATCAGAGGTGACTTACCTCAAAGAAAATTTTGATCCAAGTAATTTGGAACACGTTAAACACTATAAATATTTTATAGAGAATAGTCGGTGGAGTGGCTCTTGTCCTTTCAGGATTGAGTGGCCATTTGTGACAGTCCCTGAGCTGATCAAGGACCGACTGATTAAAAAATATCTTGATAACATCATTGATTATATTGAAGACAACCAAGAACAACATGCTTGACAAATAAGTTTTATTATTTTATAATAACCTCCACCTGCGGGAGGTTTCTTTTTATATGGAGTATACATGAGTGAATTAGATAGAGGTGAGTATTTCGTTTCCAAGAGAATCAGAGATCGTCTGGTGAAGAATGGAGTACGATTCTTTGCAAACGATAACATTTCCGAATACATCGACCATGACAACAGAGAACTGGAACAGCTGGTTGATGAGTTGTCGGTTAAATTTAAAGACGTCCTCTCTTCTCTAGTGATCGACGTTGAAAACGACCCCAACAGTATGGATACAGGACGCCGTCTGGCTAAGATGTATGTGTACGAGTTGATGGAGGGTCGTTATTCTAAAGAGCCTAAAGCTACATCTTTTCCCAATGAAGGTCCAGAACGATTCGAGGGTATGCTTTGTGTAAGAGCTGAGCTCACCTCGATGTGTTCACATCACCACCAGCCAGTTAGTGGAATCGCTATCATCGGTATCATTCCAACAGGACGTGTGATTGGTTTATCCAAGTATGTTCGTATTGCTCAGTGGTGTGCTCGTCGTGGACAATTGCAAGAAGACTTAGTCAACCAGATCTCTAAAGCTATTATGCAGAATTGTGACACAGAGAATGTTGCTGTATACATTCAAGCAACTCATGGCTGTATGGAGAACCGTGGAGTAGAAGCACACTCCAGCTTAACACAAACATCAGTAGTACATGTATTGTTTCACAACGATTCAGTCAAAGCTGAATTCTTCAACAACGTCAAACTTCAAATGGGTTGCTAAAATGAGTGATCGTCTTACTAGTCAATGGACTCCTACTCTTGAACAGGCTTTTGGTGCTTCAGGTGCCAAGGGTCGTGAAGGCGAGATGTTCGTCAAGGAAGCTATTGAGAGTTGGGGATGGGATGTAATTGACAATGAAGCCAGTTACGAAGAGCAAGTTGCTGGTCAGGACTTGTGGATTAAAAAACCAACATGGAATAATCACTACAGTATTGATGTAAAAAATAACATGGATCACTTTGGTGCATTTTATGTTGATCCTGTTGAATGGATGAAACCAGAGAAGAAGAACCACAGATACTGGCATGTCAATACTGAAACAGGTTGGATGGCTTGGTATGCTCGTGAAGAGATGCAGCACTACATTACAATTAAAAACAAGACAAAAGGTTTTTGGGTTGGAGTGAAAGATAAGCTGCCAGTTAATATTACAAGGAGACACTATGGAAAATAAAAGTTTTATTTGGGTTACATTTCAAAAAGAAGGTATTCATCGCTATCCTGGTGCTGATACTGACCCAACGCTAGCAACCGAGGATTGGTTAGATGTATCATTCCTCGGTGTTCCTCACCGCCACATCTTCCACTTCCGTTTGGAGATGGAAGTGTTCCACGATAACCGAGATGTTGAATTCATTCAATTGAAGCGTATTCTTGAAAACTTCTATGCAGATGGTACTTTGCAGATGAACCACAAGTCATGTGAAATGATGGCTCGAGAGTTGTATGAACGTGCTTACAATTCTTGGCCTGATCGTGATTATGTGGTTGAGGTGTCAGAGGATGGTGAGAATGGTTGCCGCATCTACTTTCCCAAGGAATCAATTAGATTATGATTAACTTTTGCCACATTACCCCCACACCTTTCTTAGAGGTGTTTGCTCCAATGAGTGGTGCTCACTTGATCCTAGCTCACTTGGTTGAGTCTGATCCAACCTATGCTAAGTTCTATGAAGAGCTGGATGACGGTAAACCCAAGATTATGGACAACTCAGCATTTGAGATGTTTAAGTTGGGGCGTCCAATGTATCCTTCTGAGAAGTTGATTAATTTGGGTGATAAAGTTGGAGCTGATTACATTGTGATGACAGACTATCCAAAAGAGCATTGGAGTAAGACTGTCAATAAAGCTAAGGAGATGATGCCTGAGTTGAAAGCTCATGGTTTTAAAACATTTTTCTGTCCTCAAAGCGAACTTGGTGATATGGAGGGGTTGTTGACCTCAATGGAGTGGGCGTTGAAAGAACCAAGCATTGATTTGATTGGCTTGTCTATTCTTGCCTGTCCAATTGCTTGTGGTGTCAATGAATCCACCTTCAATGAAAGTAAGCGAAGTGATGCATATAAGATGCAACGATTCCTTTCACGTTGGAAAGTCCTCACTGAACTTAAGGACCGTGGCTCATTGAAGTATGTCCACGATAAGTTTCACTGCTTGGGTATGGTTGATGGACCAAACGAGATTGATTTGTTGAGAGAGTTTCATCAACAAATCTACAGTTGGGATTCAAGCGCAGCGGTGTGGGCTGGTTTGAACTATATTCGATTTGATGAATCCCCATCAGGACTGATGGAGGGTAAGTTTGAACACGAAGTAGATTTCAAACATTCCAAGTGCGACCTTGACTCTGTCAAAGACGCAATGTATAATTGTTCTTTCATTAATAAGAAAGTGAAGTAATGTACAAGTATAATGAAGATCTTTACATTAGCGACATTAAGGATTATGTTGACTCAACTTATGGTCAGCATTATGTTAACGATGGTATTCAAGTAGTCGATGTTTGGCAGGCTCGTGGGACACTAGACACCACAGCTGCCGATACAGCTATCAAGTATATCATGCGCTATGGCAAAAAAGAAGGAAAGAATCGTAAAGATTTATTGAAAGCCGTTCACTACATTATGTTAATGATGTATGCTGACGATAACACTATGGAGAAAAAGATTGAAGCACGTACTCGGACCTTTGTCCCGGTCAACCCTAACTAACGTTAGTAAAGGTGACTCGCAACCAAATGCTGTGGATTTGAGATTGGGAACAATCTTTAAGATCAGCGATAACGTATTTGAAATTTCAAATGAACACAAAAAACACAGAGGGACAGAGTTCGAGCTCCAGCCAGACCACCTCGGATACTACACGCTCCAGCTTGGACGATATGAAGTCGTTATGGAGAACGTCATCAACGTGGGAGCTGGCGAAGCTGGTTGGGTCATCACTCGTTCTACTCTTAATCGTAATGGCTTGTTTCTCACTAGCGGCCTTTATGACTCAGGTTATCATGGTGTTATGGCTGCCGTGCTCCATGTTACTACTGGTGTGGCACGGATTAAGAAGGGGACGAGGATTGGACAGTACATCAGCTTCGAAGCAGAAGCATTGAGTAGTTACGATGGTGACTATGGAATTAATAAACAACACGACCAAAAATATGGAGTTAAATAATGGCCTTTGAAGTAAAAGTATCAATCGAAGAGTTGCGTAAGCGCAAACTGTTTCTCGCAACACCGATGTATGGTGGCAACTGTGTGGGGATGTATACACGTGCAATTGCTGACTTGTCAGCTGTATGTGCAAAGTATGGCATTCCTTTGCAATTGTATTTCCTGTTCAATGAATCATTGATCACCCGAGCACGTAACTATTGTGCTGATGAGTTCTTGCGTAGCGATGCTACTCATATGTTGTTTATCGATAGTGATATTGGATTCAATCCGCAAGATGTTTTGGCATTGCTTGCCATCCAGGATGATGATAGTCCGTATGATGTGATCGGTGCTCCTTATCCTAAGAAGTGTATTAGTTGGGAGAAGGTTAAGCAAGCTGTTGATAAAGGTTTCGCTGATGAAGATCCAAACAAGCTAGAAAAGTTTGTTGGTGACTATGTGTTCAATCCAAAAGGTGGTCAGAGAGAAATTCCAATTGGTGAGCCCGTAGAGGTGATGGAAATGGGTACTGGTTTTATGATGATCCGTCGTAAAACGTTTGACAAGTATAAAGAAGTGTTCCCACACCTTCACTACAAACCAGACCACATCCGCACAGAAGCTTTTGATGGCTCACGTGAGATCATGGCTTACTTCGATTGTATTATCGATCCAGTATCTAAGCGTTACTTGTCTGAGGACTATATGTTCTGCTACAATGTCCAAAAGGCTGGTATGAAGGTTTGGTTCTGCCCATGGATGCAAACACAGCACGTTGGCACATATGTATTCGGTGGCAGTTTGGCTGACTTGGCATCGATTGGTGCTTCTGCTACAGCCGATGCTGGCCAATTGAAGAAAGAAAAGGCAAAATAATGAAACTGTCAAGTAGAACTCTTCAAGTACTGAAGAACTTTTCTACTATCAACCCCTCACTCTTGTTCAAGAGCGGTAGTGTGATTACTACCATGTCACCCAATAAAACGGTGATGGCTCGAGCAAGAGTGGGCGAGGTCTTTCCACAGACCTATGCAATTTACGATCTGTCACGGTTCATTGGTGTACTATCAATGTTCAATGATCCTGATATTGCAATGAGTGATAGTTTCTTGGTTATATCTGAAGGTAATCGCGTAGTTAATTACACATACGCAGATCCAGAGATGATTGTGACACCACCTGATAAGCCAATCAAGTTTCCTGAGGATGCTGAGATTGAATTTACAATGTCTGCTGATGTGTTG